AACGGCCCGTTCAGCCAGCTGTCCTGATCCTCCCGCCGGCCTTCGGGCTGGCACCGTGCGCACGACGCACACCGACGCAGGGGCGACCTTCGGGTCGCCCCTGTGTCATTGGTGCGGTATCGTCCGCGCATGATCAAGCTCGACCTAGGCTGCGGCCCGCACCGCCTTCCCGGATACATCCCCATCGACGACTCGCTCGGGCATGACGTGCGCGCGCTGCCCTTCCGCGACGGCAGCGTCGACGAGATCCGCGCATCGCACGTCCTCGAGCACATTCCGTACCGCGAGGCGCAGACCGTGCTTGAGCACTGGTTCCGCGTGCTCAAGCCGGGCGGCACCATCAAGGTCGCCGTGCCTGACTTCGAGAAGATCGTGCAGTGGTACGGCGAGAACCGCGGCGGCGAGATGCCGCTCGAGGGCTTCCTGATGGGCGGTCAGACGAACGCGCTCGATGAGCACAAGGCGATCTACCAGCAGCAGAAGCTCGTGGGCTTGCTTGAGGCGGTCGGCTTCACCGCGTGCGAGCCGTGGAAGAGCACGGATGACGACTGCTCGTCGCTTCCAGTGAGCCTCAACGTCAAGGCACGCAAGCCCGACGCGATGGTCCCGGTTGAGCCTCCGACGTACAAGGACGTGGCGCTCTGCTTCACGACGCCGCGCCTCGGCTTCACGGAGAACATGTTCTGCGCGACGACGGCTGGCGTGAAGCTGCAGATGAGCGTGCACCGCACGCAGGGCGTCTTCTGGACGCAAGGCATCGACCGCGTGCTTACGGACGCGATCGCGCGCCCGGAAGTCAAGTGGATCGTGACGGTGGACTACGACACCACGTTCGAGTGGCAGGACATCGTGCGCCTGCGGACGATCGCGGAGGCAAACGGCTGCGAGATCCTCGTCCCGCTGCAGGCAGGGCGCGAGCGGTCGTGCCCGCTGTTCACGATGAAGGACGAGAACGGCGGCATCCGCAAGGCGATCCCCGCCGACGAGATGGAGCGCGACTGCGTGGAGATCAGCACCGGGCACTTCGGGCTGACGATCATCAGCGCCGACGCGCTGCGCAAGCTTGCCAAGCCGTGGTTCAAGGGCGAGCCCGCCCCGGACGGCGGATGGGGCGAGGGCCGCATGGACGATGACATCTACTTCTGGAAGCGCTGGCACGACTCCGGGCGCAAGGCGTGGCTTTGCCCGCGCGTGCGCGTCGGGCACATGGAGCTCGTGATCTCGTGGCCGGGCGCCGACCTGCTCACGCGATACCAGAAGGTCAACGAGTACCACGCGCAGGGCAAGCCGTGGTTCGCCCGCTCCTAGAGTTGGGGCATGGCTGTCGGCCCCTACGCGCTCACGTCGCTCGCAAACCTCAAGGCATGGCTCGGCATCAGCGCGAGCACGGATGACACCGTGCTCGAGAGCGCGATCGACCGCGCGACGGCGCGCATCGAGTCGTACGTCGGTCGTCAGATCCTCTCGCGCACGTACACCGAGTGGCGCAGCGGCGCGGGCGTGGACGAGATCCGCCTCCATCAGTGGCCCGTGTCGCACATCAGCGGCGTGTGGACGGGCGCGTACGCGGCACTCGTCGTGGGCTCGGGAGACGCGACCGACATCCGCGCGAGCATCAGCATCAATCAGGAGACGGGCACGCCTGCGGCGGTCCTGACACGCACGACCTCTGCGGGCGTGACGACGACCACGACGCTTGCCTTCTCGACGTACACGACCACGGCTGCGCTGGCGACGGCCATCGGCTCGACGGCTGGCTTCACCTGCACGCTCGGCAAGAACATCCGCACGGCGCAGCTGCGACCTCGCGCGGCGGGCGACGTGGTGCTCGCCACCGTGACGCTCTTCGCCGCCGACACGGCGAGCGAGTACACCTACGACTACGACACGGGACGCCTCGCCATCGACCAGTCATGGTGGGCGTACTGGCCGCTCGAGCGTGGGATCATGCCCGACGCCGTCAAGAGCGTGCTTGTGGAGTACACCGCCGGATACGCGACCGTGCCCGACGACATTGAGCAGGCGTGCATCGAGGTGGCAGCGATGATGTACCGCGACCGTCGACGCGACGCAGGGCTCGCCTCCGAGAGCCTCGGCGACTACTCGTACACCCGCGCCAACCGCGCGGAGGTCGATGCGGTCATGGCGGGCCTGCTCACGGACTGGCGGGAGATCGCATGAGCGTCGACAGCCTGATCGCGCAGTACGGCATAGCGGCGACCACACAGCGCCCCACGACTACCCGCGATAGCACGGGCTCGATCGTCAACACCTACACGAACAGCCTTACGACGCTTACGGTCTACCTGCAGCAGGGCGGCGGCTCGGAGACTGACGCGCTCGGTGCCCAGCGCAACACTCTATCGGCGGTAGGCTACGTGCCCGTAGGGACGGCTATACAGCCTCAGGATCGGCTCTTCATCGGAACCGCCTTCTGGGACATCCAAGAGGTGCGGACGCCTGACGAGCGATCTACGGGCGACGGCGTGGCTCATATGCGGCTTTCTCTCACACGGACGCTGCCGCTCTAATGCCTGCCCGCCATAACTTCAGCGCAAACCAACTTAGGGAGCGCATCATTGCGGTCCTGAACTTCGCCACGCTTGAAGTGATGGTCCAGACGCAGACCGAGCTACAGCTCATGGTCAGCCAGCCGGGCAAGGGTCGGCTCTACGCCAAGACGGCGCAGGGCGTCCGCAACCTGTCCCGGTTCCTCGATGAGGGCGCAGGACTCAGCCGCAAGAACCGCTCACGCATCGAGAACGCGCGCTGGTTGCGCGAGGCTCAAGGGCTGCGCGAGCAGTCGATGCGGACGGTCATCGGCGCCGAGGCGACCCGGAGATACGGCGCGACGCAGCGGTTCATAGCGCGACGCGTCGGCGTGCAGCTTGGCGAGAGCCGCATCCAGCGCCTCATAGGGCAGAACCGCTCACTCGGCGACATGGGCATCCACCGCGCATCGGCTCCGGGCGATCCGCCGACCGTACGAACTGGACGCCTGCGGCGCGGGATTCAGATGGCGCGACCGAACCGAAACCGCACCGCTACGCGAGTCGGATGGCGCATCGGCGTAAAGGTCAACTACGCGCCGTTCCTTGAGTTCGGCACGCGGCGCATGAGGCCGCGCCCGTTCATCAAGCCCGTGCTCGCCAAGATGAAGACGCTCGCTCCGAGGATGGTGACGAACCGTCTAAAATTGGCAGGGCTCCACGGAGTCAACCTCACATGAAGGATGTAGTAGCCGCCATCTACACGAGACTCGGCAGCGCCACGGGCGCGGGCTCTTTCGACGCCCTGCTCGGTGGTCGCTACTACCACGTCGAGGCTCCGCAGAACACCGCCTTCCCGATGGCCGTATGGACGGTCGAGGGCGTGGACAACGAGGACCAGTTCAGCGGCTCGCGCGTCCTGCGCGGCTCGCTGTCGTTTGACATCTACTGCGAGGCCAAGGGCGGCGCGGCAGTGGCTATGGACATCGAAGAGGCGCTCTTTACGCTCCTCGACCAGCAGGTCCTGACGGTCGGCGGCAGCACCTACGGCACGGCTACGCTTCAATGTCTCGCGCGCGGGATGCCGGCTGCGAGCGACGAGTTCATCATCATCACGACCACCTACTCACTCTTCACCACAAGGATCGCGTAAATGGCAGCAATCAACGGCAACGCAGGAAACATCAGCGGCAACGGCATCGTCGGCACCCTGAACACGTGGAGCGCGACGATCAGCCGCGCGGTGTCCGACGTGACCGGGTTCTCCAACAGCGGGCGCAACCGCCTGCTCGGCGTCTACGACATGACCGGCAGCGCCGGCGGCGTACTCGACAATGGCGCGTCATTCGTGTCGACCAACTTCCTCGCGGCCCACACGGCTGCGGACGGAGGCTCGATCACCCTGACCGCAGAGAGCGGCAACACGATCGCCGCGAAGTGCGTGGTCGATTCGGTCGCCATGAACGTCAACAAGACGGGCGACGCGACGGTCACCTTCAACTTCTCGCTAGCCTCCACCACGACCGGAACGGACAGCCCCTTTACGATCTCTTGGAGCTAATAGCCGATGAGGAGAGAGGCGAGCGTCGTAGGTACGCCGATTCCCGGCGTTGGCGGCATCGAGGCGTACACGTCTGAAGACGATTGGGTGGTCACTGGCGTCCACTGCGGCAAGGCGTTCAGGCGCTACGTCACGCCAAACGTGGATGCTGACGGCGCGATGCGGCATGTCGCGCTCGCGCTCAACCTGACCCGCGACGGGCTCGAGTGGATCAGCGCGCGCCGCCGCCACGAGGTCGAGCGGTGCGTGCGCATGGATGGCGACTGGCTACGATCGCGCGCACGATGACACCGCAACCCATCATCAACGGCATGGCCCTCCGCATCCTGTCCGCCCGCGACTGGCTCGAGCTGTCGCGCGAGTGGGTCGGGCGCGAGCAGGCACGGATCGAGTCGTCCATGCGCCGGGCGGGCGCGGACGGCATGGAAGTCGCCAAGGCCGTCGAGGACTTCGCCAAGGACCACGGCACCTACAGCGTCCTTGCGGCTATGTGCAAGACGATCGACGGCTCGCTTGCCATCCTTGACCGCGCAGCCAAGCGCGCAGGCGTATCGCGCGAGGCTCTCGATGAGGCGCTCACGGGCGTCGAACCCGATGAGGTCATCATGTGCGCCTACCGCTGCCTCGGCTTCCGGGTGACGCAGGAAGGCAGCGCCGACCCAAACGCGCAGAGCCGACCGACGCCTCACTCCTGAGGTCGGCCGGCATCATCGCCCGCTACCTGCCGGGCATCGGGAACCCGCTAGACATGGACATGACCGACCTCGATGACCTCATGGAGGTCGTCAACGAGATCATCCGCATGGAGAACGGGAAAGGAAGCGGCACGGGCGCTGGCGACCACCGCGCTAGAGTTGAGGAACAGATGCGGAGACTCCACGGATGAGCATGTCGCAGGCGAATGCCGCGCTCATAATCGACACCTACGCCGAGACTTCGCGCCTTGGCATCACGCTCACGCAGGCCGAGCGCATGGTCGATCAGGCGTCCCAGCGCATGGGGCAGAAGGTCGACAGCTCGTTTGGGCAGGTCGGCAACAAAGTCATCCGAATGCTTGGCGCTGCGGTCGGCGCAGGGCTTGCCATCAAGGTGCTCGACGATGCGCTGCGCAAGCTTGCGGACGGCATCCGTGAAGGTCAGGGCGCGCAGGAGATCGGGCTTGCCATCGGCGATGCTGTCGCCGAGAGTCTCAAGTCGGTGCCCGTGGTTGGCGCACTTGGCGAGCTCGCGGCGATGGCGTTCGACCCTCTCATGGGCGGCGCAATGGGCGCAGCGGAAGGTCGCGCGAATGCGATAGCCATGCAGCAGGCGCGCATCGACGCCGAAAAGGAATACCAGCGCCTGCTCGCTTTCGGCTTCAGCGAGGAGGAGGCACGGCTCGCCAAGAAAGCGGAGATGGAACGGTCCATCCGCGAGAGCGCAGCGAAGGCAGCGGAGCAGTTCAACCAGACCGAGAAGAAGTACGACGAGGAGGCGTACCAGCGCGCGCTTGAACAGGACAAGTCTCTCGGCAAGGGACTTCTCGCGCTTGCATCGCAAGGACCGGGGCTTGGATTCCTTCGGCCAGAGGCTGGCGTCAATCGTGAGATGTTTCGCACAAGCGAATCCCTGACCGCCGAGGCGAGCGCCGGGCAGGCCCGCGTGCGCGCGGCTATGGACGCTGCGCTCACGCAAGTGCAAATGCAGTTTGATCGCGAGACGGCAGATCGTCAGGCCCGTTCAGCCTCCGAAATGGCGCGCGCAGAGAAGGAGCGCGCCGCACAGCAGAAGCAGGCCGCTGAGGAGGAGGAGCGCCGCATCAAGGCGCAAGAGGACGCCTATGACCGTTTCATCAGGGGCAACACGCAGGAGGCGATCCTTGCGCTCGAAGCGCAGCTTCAGCAGGCAGGCACCGCCGCAGCGCCGTCGCGCGGGCAGAGGCTCGCGGACCTGATGGCAGGAATGGACACGGGCATTGCCACGGGCGAGACGGCGCTCGGCGCGTTCACGTTTGCCACGGGCGACGCGGCGCAGATCAGCCGCGACATTCTCGACAAGGCTACGCAGCAGCTCGCCGTGCTCGAGCGCATGGAGGATCTGCAGCGGCAGCTCGTTGAGCTGCGGGAAGGGCTGAACTGATGGCACTCGTCATCGAGCTAGCGACGAGCAGGCGCATCGCCTACAACAACGGAAGCCCGGTCGGGACGCGCGAGTTCACTGTGACCGGGTGCGCAGACGAGGCGGCGGTCTATGCGCTGTTCAAGCTTGACGGCGAGCCGCCGACCAACCTGCCCAACAAGTTCAGCGCCTACCCGAGCCTGTCCGGGCTCGTCCCGAGCGTGCGGCTTGTCGCGCTCGACTTCGAGCTGCGCAAGGACGAGAGCGTCCTCGACAAATGGCTCGTGTCGATCACCTACCGCGAGGTCACGCTGTCGGGCACGGGCCCGGTCGCGGCTCCGCTGACGCAACTGGCGCCAAACGACGAGGGCTACCTGACCGTTCGCGGACGCACCGAGGGCGGCTTCATCGAGGGATGGCGCCTGCACGACACCGCCGACGAGTGGAACTTCTTCTACACCACGAAGACCAACACGGGAATCCCGATCTACGGCGTGGGCAAGCGCGAGGGCGACATTGGCGGACGCAAGATCGACGTCGCAGGGCGCCCGGTCAGCATCGAAACGGTGCGCGAGCAGATCACGGTGGACGTGACGCTTGGATACATCCCCAACGTCGAGGCGATCCGCACGCTCTCCAGCACGCGGAACAAGTCCTCGTTCCTCGGCATCCCGGCAGGCTCGGTGCTGTTCAAGGGCGCGCAGTGGAGCAACATCGCGCCGGGCAAGTGGAGCGTGTCCTACGAGTTCGCCGCCGACAACTTCAGCCATCTCGTTCAGGTGGCGAAGGAGGAGAACGGCAAGGTGATCTTGGCTGCAGACAACCAAGCCGACATCGTGTCATGGGTGCAGCCGTTCCCGCGCCTCGCCGAGCACCGCGAGCTGAACCAGTACCTGTCGACCATCCCATAGGATCACCGCATGGCAAACGAGATCACCCTCAACGTGAGCATGGCCGTCAGCAAGGGCACGCTCCGCTATTCATTCAGCCCGCCAACGGCGAGCATCAACCTCACGGGCAATGCCGCAGCTGGAGGCGTGCAGAACGTCAGCACGACCACCGAGGCGCTGTCGCTTATCGACGTGACCACGCGCGGACTCGCCAACTTCATCAACCTGTCTACGGGCACCGAGGTCGAGGTCGGCTCGTACGACGGCACGAACTTCCACTCGTTCGGGCTGCTCAAGGCGGGCGAGCCTGCAGTGATGCGCCTGTCAGCCAACACGGGCACGAGCCCGGTCGCCAAGGTCATCGTGCCGACCAACGGGACTGCCAACATTCAGTGGCAGGTATTCGCGGACTGACATGGGCTGGCGCCGCTTCACGCAAGGCCACATCGGCGCGCTCTCCGCGCGGCAGTATTCGGAGGTGCAGGACGCCGTGCAGGCGCTCGTCGCCGAGCGCGGCGGGCTCACGCCCCGCCAGTCGCGCGCGCCCTACCCGATGCTCGTACGGATCAAGGCGATCTATGCCGAGAGCCGCGTCGGCGAGCCCAGCACGGTCGACGGCGCCGAAGTGATCGACGCCACGTCGTACCTGTTTGAGCAGGTGCATGTGCGCCTATCGCGCGAGCCCGGAACGGTCGAGATCGCAGCGCGCCCGTACGGCACGCGCTCGCGCCTGCAGGATGGTCAGGACGAGGATTTCACGCTTGTCGCCATCGACCCGCGCCGCAACAGCAACATCGCCGAGGGCACTCTCGCCACGGTCATCCCGCTCGCGGTCGACGCGGGCGAGGACGCGGATGAGGTGCCTGCGCAGCAGGGGCTCTACCTGATCGTCGGGATGCAGGACGAAAGCGCGGTCGGCGTGTACGCCGTGCTCGCGTCGATGCCGGGCGGCATGTACTCGGTGCGCCCTGTCGGGGACACGACGGGCGAGCCGCAGACGATGGAGAACCTGTACGAGACGAGCGATTATTACGGCGCGCTGCTCGGGCCCGCCAACCCGTGCGCCACGCTGACGCCTCGCCGGCTCGGGCCCGGCGACCGCGTGTTCGGCTTCACATCGGGCGGCGCGCTATTCACCTGCTCGCCGACAGCGTGGACGGTCGAGTGCCAGCCGTGCGGCACGAACCCCGATGGCGCGCTCGCGTCAACGTACGATGCCGCAGGCAGCGAGGCTTCCGTCGTAGGCATGATGCTGAAGGGACTCTGATGCAAGGACGACTTCTCTATATCGGAACGCCGGGCACAGCTGCCGAGCCGGTCATACAGATCACCAACGGGAACAAGGCGATCATCACGAGCATCCGCCTTTCCGCGCCGACGAACAACAACGGCACCTTCCGCATGTACCACCTGCACAACGGCGAGACGGCGATCAACACGAATCAGGCGCTTGCTTTTGATTTCAGCATCAGCAGCAAGAACGCCAGCGAGTTCCTGACGCACCCGCTACCAGTAAGCCCGGGAGAGTCGATCTGGGTCGGTGCATCGAACGCAGCCATAGCGATCTACGGCGTGACCTTCCCATGAGCGGGATCGTGGCGGCCGCGCAGTCTGCGGGCTGCTGCTGCCGCCCGGTTGAGGGCTGCACCTGCGGCGACCCCAACCGTCCGGGCGCGGTGTTCGACCGCCAGCTCACGGCGATCGCGGTCACGGGCGAGGTGACGGTCGACCACGCATTTAGGGACAACGGATCGCCGTATCCCGGCTGCGGTTGTCCGTGCTCGCCTGTCGGCGTCACTTACGGAAGCGGCGCGGTCAGGTACGGATACCGCTCGCCGGGAGCGATCGTCGATCCTGATTCGGTAGCACCGGGCGATCCGTGCTATCCCGGCTGTGCCAACGGCGGATGCGGCGGATGCTCCACGTACAGCGTGTCGGCAAGCACCGCCACGGTCGTGTGCCCGCAGGCGTTTTCGGGCACCGCGTCGTGGGCATCTGGCATCCGCACGTTCGGCGAAAACTTCGTCGGCGCGTGGAACTGGCGCGGCAGGCAGGTCGGCTACTGCACCTCAACCAACGGCGTGCGCGTGCGCTCATGCTGCGCATTCATCGGCAGGGTCGGTGGCACTGATACGCTCGCCTCGTTGCCGAGCGATCTCGTGGTCGACCTGTGCGGCGCGTTCATCAGCCCGCAGACCGGGACATACGTCAACACCGCCTATGGCGCGACGCTCGGCAGGCTGCACATGGTGCAGTATGCGCGGCTCGACGCATCGGGCTTCACGGTCCCCAACCAGTGCGGCTACACCGTGCGGCTCGGCGTGACGTGGGCGTTCACTTGGGAGATCCTGAAGGCGCTCTCCGAGGATGGCGTGTGGCCGAGCCCGAACGCCCCAGCGCTCGATGGCTACCACGCCGACTACTTCAAGCCGTGTCTATCCCCGTCGGATACCGTGCTCGGGCGCTACGAGATCGGCGACGTGCCGCTCTACGACCGATCGTCGGTTGATCAGGAATGCGGCGCGATCCGCGCCTTCGAGGATCTGCGCGTGACCTTCCCCAATGAGGTCATCGTGTCATGAGCTGCAGGCACTGGCGCAATGGCTGCACCCTCGGGCTCTACGGCGGTCGACCGTCGCCGGGCGTCTGCAGGCAGTGCCCGTCCTATCGCGGCCCGTGGCGCGGCGCAGGCGATGCCGTGCGCGCGCTTGTGCGCATCCTGTTCCTCGGGCGCACCGACATCGCAGAGCGCCTTGCGGGGCGCGTGGAGGCGCTGTGGCGGCGTCCGCGCGAGGACGTGTCCGTACGCCTCCCGACGACGCCGAGGCGTCCCTGCGGCTGCAAGGGGCGGCAGCAAGCATTGAACCGATACCTACCCTTCAACTGACATGGCTATCGACTACACGTCCACAACCTCCGGCCTCTTCGTCCGCCTCGGCAAGATCATCAACGTCGGGAAGGACTGGCGGTCAGCCCAAAACACCCTCGTCACGCATATCGAGGAGACGCTCGGCAAGTACACGGCGACCGCGATCGACCGCACCGAGTACCTCGGGACGATGGCCGGCGACCGCGAGGACATCGCCGACACGGGGCGTCCGGTTCAGGCGGCGGTACGCGAGGCGATGGAACTGACGATCATCGAGCAGGTGGACGCGGAACTCACGCCCGGGCTTGAGCCGGCCAAGACGATCGACAACGCCCTGCGACGCCTCACGCTGGACATGGCGACCAACACGACCGCGACGCAGGCGATCGGCACGACCGCGATCTCGTTCTCGGGCGTGACCAACGCCTCGACCACGTTTGACGGCACGATAATCATGTCGCCGAACGAGAAGTACAACTTTGGCGGCGTCAAGGGCAATGCCGCGACGAGCAACGACACCCCGCTCGCCGAGACGCTTACGGCGCGGTGCGTGAAGGACGCGCGCGACGGGAGCCTGATCCTCGGCAACGAGCGCTTCGAGATCGCGGGAGACAACGCCGTAGACCGCCTCGACCGCTCATGGCCGCAGGGCTCCGGATGCCGCGTACTGATGAATGCGACGTGCTCGGACATGGACTCGCGCAGCGGTCCCGGTCAGAACATGCTCACGAACAGCGGCTTCGAGCGCGTGGACGGCACGCCGTTCCCGCTCGACTGGACGATCGGCACGGGCACGG